GTTTCTGATCTTGGAGTTGTAACAATCAACGGAGATTACGACAATGTATCACAATACATTTACATTGAACCAGTAGATGATGTTAAGAATAAAGCAATCACACCAAGCGTTAAGCCATTTGGATTTGATGCTTATGTTCAACCAATATCCTCTTCCTACTCAGTACCAACTGCATCATTTGTAGATCAGTTCACTGAAATTAGAGGAGCATTCAACAAGAAAGCATACTACGGATTTAACTTCAGTTCGACTTCTGACAACGTAAACTTACTTAAACCACTTGCAGATGGAACAGTTCAAATAAGCGGAAACGATTTCAACTTAGATGAATCATTTATCCACCCAAGTGCTTCTGCTACGGATGCAAACTCTAGCATAACTGGAGGAGCTAGTATCTCAGGATCAACATTTGCAGGAGTTGATATCTCAAACTTCTTGAAATTCTCAGTAGGTCTTCAAGGAGGATACGATGGAAACGATCCAGCAATTACTAAAAAGACTGGAGCTAACATATTACCAACTAACGTATTTGGATTGAATTGTGCAACTGCTAATTCAAACGGAGCAGTAGCTTACATCAAAGCACTTAACACTGTCAATAATCCAGACGAGTTAGATGTTAATTTGATTGTAGCACCTGGTATCACAGTAGCAGATCACTCAGCAGTAACTAACAAGATGATTGAAGTTGCTGAAGACAGAGGAGACTGCTTCGCATTACTTGATCCAGTTGTTCAAGGAAATACTTTAGGAGCTGCAGTATCAGCTATCTCAAATGCATCACTTGATACAAACTATGCAGGTACTTACTGGCCATGGGTTAAGATTCTTGACACAGACCGAAACAAGCCGGTATGGGTTCCACCTTCAGTGGTACTTCCAAGAGTGTACGCTAACTCAGATAACGTAGCATACGAATGGTTTGCACCAGCTGGTTTAAACAGAGGTGGAATTAGCGAAGCTATTGATATCGAGACTAAACTACAACAATCAGATCGAGATGATCTATATGATAACCGAATCAACCCAATCGCATCATTCCCTAACCAAGGAATCTGTGTATGGGGTCAGAAAACACTACAAGCTAAGCCAAGTGCACTTGATAGAGTAAATGTACGTAGATTGTTGATCGCATTGAAGAAGTTCATTGCAAGTTCATCAAGATACTTAGTGTTCGAAAACAACACTACAGAGACTCGTCAAAGATTCTTGAACATTGTATCACCTTACTTAGAGACGGTGAAATCAAGACAAGGTTTATTTGCTTACCGAGTAGTAATGGACGAAACAAACAACACTCCTGATGTAATCGATAGAAATCAGATGTATGGACAAATTTACATCCAGCCTGCAAAAGCTGCTGAATTTATCATACTTGACTTCAACATCTTACCAACTGGAGCAACATTTGATCAATAAAACTAGGACCGAGACTATTTATTAAAAAGAACACAACATGGCAAACTTAATAGAAAACGATAAAATATTCTACACCAACTACGAACCCAAGGTACAGAATAGATTCATACTCGAGATAGATGGAATACCATCATTCTTATGTAAGAAAGTCTCACGTCCTCAGTTGGAGTGTGGAGAGGTAGTGTTAGATCACATCAACATTATCCGTAAGATGAAAGGAAAGTGTAAGTGGGGAGATATCACAATCACTATGTATGATTCAATTGTTCCATCAGGAGCACAAGCTGTAATGGAGTGGGTTCGTACAGCACACGAATCAGTAACTGGTAGAGATGGATATGCAGACTTCTACAAAAAGAACTTTGACATATTCGTATTAGGACCGGTAGGTGATAAGATCGAAAACTGGAAAATATGGGGTGCATACATCAAGACTGCTCAGTTTGGAGATATGGACTGGTCAACAGAAACTCCAGTAGAGATCTCTTTAACTTTAGGAATTGATTACGCAGTACTAGAATACTAAAAATAATTACCTTAGACCATAGAAAAGGCCAACCCTAAAAAGTTGGCTTTTTTCTTTTTGTAGCCTATTTATAGGTATAAACAAAGTTATTATTTATTATGAGCACAGTTGTAAACGACGATTATCCAAATCAAAATCAACCACTAACAGACGAGCAGATCAAGCAGATGGTGATGGAAAAGCACACCAACACAGGAACTCCTGATGAGTTTACTGGAGGATCTAAAAGCGAAGTACCTACAGAGGTTATTTCTTTACCTAGTAAAGGACGATTCTATCCAGAAGGTCATCCATTAAGATCAGGTCAGATCGAGATGAAATACATGACTGCAAAGGAAGAAGATATCCTAGCATCACAAAACCTTATCAAGCAGGGAGTGGTAATTGATAAACTACTACAATCACTGATTGTGACAAAGATCAATTACAATGATCTATTGACAGTTGATAAGAATGCGATCTTTATTGCAGCTAGAATCTTAGCATACGGAGAGGATTATGATGTAGAGATTACATGCCCAGCTTGTGGAGAAAAGCATGGCCACACAATCGACCTTCAGCAGTTTGAAGAGAAAGAGGTTAATTGGGAAGGTTTTGAGGATGGAAACATTCATCATAAATTCACATTACCAGCATGTAAAAAGGAAGTTACTTTAAAAATGCTAACACATGGTGATGAGAAAAAGATTGAAGAGCTAGCAAAAGCAAATAAGAAGAAAGCTAGAATATCAGGAATCGATCGTGAATTAACATCAAGACTCAAGCAAGTGATCGTATCTGTAGATAATGAGTCGGATCAAGCATATATCAATCAGTTTGTAGATAACATGCTATCCAGAGATTCACTAGCTTTACGTAAACACCTTAAAGAAGCTACACCAGACGTTGATACAACAATCTACTACGAGTGTGGTAGCTGTGGACACGAAGTCACAAACATGCAGTTACCCATTGACGTAGGGTTTTTTTGGCCTGGGGTCTGAATATAAGGCCCACCTATACGACCAAATCTTCGACCTTATGTATTACGGAAAGATGGGATGGTCATGGACAGAACTTTACCGCCTCCCGGTTCATATACGGAATTACTATTACCGTAAGCTTTCGGATATCAAAAAGAAAGAGAATGAAGCGGAAAAAGCGCAGTACGAAAAGATTCAATCTCAAGCACGAAGAAGATAGTGTGAAGCCAGCATTAAGCTGGCTTTTTTCATATTATAAACTATTTATATAAAACGATCTATTATATGAACAACGAAATAAAACTCCGAGAATATATTCGCAAAGAGTTGAAGCGTTTACATGAAACCAACGCTGAGCAACAGACTGATTGGTTTGTTGACAAGATCCTTCAATCACTTGATGCAGCTACCAATAAGAAAGCAGATTACCAGTTTGCAGCTGCTGTGGATAGTAAAGATATAAAAAAAGCTGCCAAGGACATTAAGAAAGATAGTCAATTAACTGAACAAGAAGATCAACTAATTAATGAGTTTGTGATCAATTGGCTTACTGGAGCAGCACGTAATTGGGGTAACAACATACTAGATAGACGTAAAGGGTACTTGGATAAAGCAATCAAGCATGACCCCAAACTACAACGTATGGCTAAGCAGTTTGGCATAAAACAAAACGACTTTGAAAAAACAGTCTATGATATTATGAAACGTGATAGACGATTCATAGAGGATCTTGCCTCAGGTAAGATGAGAGCAAAAAGCGCTTACAAATTTTAGTAGTAAGATAAATCATGTCAGAAGGACCAGATAAGAAAGACGCTGAAGCGATCAAAGGTATTATGAAGGCCCTCCAGGAGGAGGCAAAAAAAGCCAATCAGACGTTTCAACAACTCACAGTTCGTGGTAACGATCTGGCTGGTGCTATGCAGCGTATGGGCTCCGAGCTCGGAAAGTCCGGTGAGAAACTACAACAAATGGCTCAGCTGTCTGAGTCCTTCCTAAAGACCGCAGATAAAACAAATCAAGCACACATTGCAATCACTAATCAGATAAAGGAGCAATTTGCATACGAAACTCAGCTTGCACAAACAGAAGACCAAAAGCTGCAAGCTAAGATGAAGTACAATGCAGAGATCCAGAATGCTAACAACGCTGCAGACGCATTAAAGGCTGTAACAGAACAGCAAGTCAAAGCTCAGCAAGACATTGTAAAACTACAGACAGCTAAGAACACAGGCTTGAGAGGGGAGGCGTTGAGTGCAGCAGCAAACTACCAACTGATGCTGCAGCAGGGCACAATAACCCAGCAGCAGTACGATGATATCGTCGAAACACTTAAAGAGCAGCAAAGTATTACTCAAGAGTTGGAGGATCAGTTAGCAATGGAGGAGGCTATTGCTCAAG